TCGGGATGGCTGTGTTGCAACGGCACATCCAAGTAAGGCAAGACAGAACCGCTCGCCATCAACGGAATGACATCGTCGACGCTCGGGTACGGATAGACGTAATGCAAGCGGACCCAAGCACCATAGGGTGCTGCGATTTCACCCAGCGCACGCACCAGATCGAGCATGCGCGTCTTGACAGGTTTGCCATCCCAGAAGCCCATCCGGTACTTCACATCGACGCCATAGGCGGACGTGTCCTGGCTGATCACCAGCAACTCTTTCACGCCGCCTTCGAACAACGCCTGTGCTTCTCTCAGCACATCGCCGATAGGACGCGACACCAAATCGCCACGCATTGACGGGATGATGCAGAAGGTACAACGGTGGTTGCAGCCTTCGCTGATTTTCAAATAAGCGTAGTGCCGTGGCGTGAGCTTGAGACCAGCGATACCGAAGCTGTTGGGGACCAGATCAATAAAAGGATCGTGCGGCTTCGGCAGATGGGTATGAACCGCGTCCATGACCTCCTGCGTGGCATGAGGCCCCGTGACAGCCAGCACGCTCGGGTGCATCTCGCGCACCAAATTGCCACCGCTCTCGCCGGACTTGGCGCCCAGACAACCGGTGACGATGACGCGGCCGTTGGCCGCCAGCGCCTCGCCGATGGTGTCCAGGCTTTCCTTGACGGCATCGTCAATGAAGCCGCAGGTATTGACGATGACGAGGTCGGCGCCCTCGAAGGTCTTGGAGGTTTCGTAGCCCTCGGCACTCAGCTGGGTCAGGATCAGTTCGGAGTCCGTTAACGCTTTTGGGCAGCCTAGCGATACCATACCTATACTGGGCCGCTTCTGACGTTCTACGACTGTGTTCATTGGGGAATTCATTTGCAAAGTCTTGTTTATAGCTACAGTCGTTTTTCAGATCCGCGCCAGGCCGGGGGGTCGAGCATGGAGCGTCAGGCCGCGTACGCTGCGCGATGGGCGGCCGAACATGGCCTCATGCTAGACGAATCGTTAACGCTGCGGGATGAGGGCCTGTCGGCCTATCACCAGCGGCATGTCAAATCCGGGGCCTTGGGCGTCTTTCTAGCCGCCGTCGAAAGCGGCAAAGTGCCGCCCGGGTCGGTGTTGGTCGTCGAGGGATTGGACCGACTCTCAAGAGCCGAGCCGATCGTGGCACAAGCCCAACTCACACAGATTGTAAATGCCGGCATCACGGTCGTGACAGCCAGCGACGGCAAAGAGTACAGCCGCGAGCGGCTAAAAGCCAATCCGATGGACATGATCTACAGCCTGTTGATCATGATCCGCGCGCACGAAGAATCGGATACAAAGTCCAAACGCGTGACAGCCAGCATCGTGCGCCAGTGCCAGAACTGGATCGCCGGCACATATAAGGGCCTGATCCGCAACGGCAAAGCGCCAGTCTGGGTCCACCTGGTCGACGGAAAATGGGAGCTGATCCCCGAGCGCGTCGAGGCCGTACGCGTCGGACTGGACTTGTACCGCAGCGGCTACAGCGCCACGCGCATCCTGACTGTGCTGACAGAGCGGAATCTGTCGCTGTCAGCGCGCGGCCCGCAATCGTTGCAGATCTACCGGCTGATCAAACAGCGCGCGCTGCTAGGGGAAAAAGATATCACCGTGGGCGGCGAGCAATTCATACTTCCCGGCTATTACCCCGCGTTGCTGACGATGCCGGAATGGACGGACCTGCAGGCCCTCACGCTCGATCGCGGCCGGCGCGCGGCAAAGGGCCCTGTGTCCGGCATCATCACCGGCCTGAAAATTACGCTGTGCGGCTACTGCGGCCGCGCCCTGGTCGGCCAAAACATCGGCACGCGGCGCAGACGCGCGGACGGCGGCATCAACGATGGCCATCGCCGCTTGCACTGCACCAGCTACAGCCGAGGTGGCTGCCCGGTACCGGGATCGTCGTCGGTCGCACCGGTCGAACGGGCGCTGATGGCGTATTGCTCCGACATGCTGAATTTGCAAGCCCTCTACGGCGGCGATCGCGCGGCCGGGCCACGTGCGCGAATGGCCGAGGCGCGCACGACGCTGGCCGACCTGGCCATCAAACTGGAGCGCATCACCGACGCGATGCTGGCCGCTGCGGAAGACGGCGGAACACCCGCAACATTCGCCCGGCGCGCACGCGCATTGGAGCTGGAACAGACCGAGGCCGAGGCCAAGCTGGCGACGGCGGGACGTGAGCTGGCATCGGTCGCACGCACCGACTTGAGCGGCGTGGATGACCTGTGGCGCACGTTGTCGGCCGGCGTCGAGGCCCAGGACATGGACGCGCGATTGCGGACGCGCCAGCTCGTGGCCGACACGTTCGAACGCATCGTGATCTACCGCAAGGGCGTGCGACCCGATGCAACGCCGGCGGGCATGATGGATCTGATGCTACTGGCCAAGGGCGGCACGGCGCGCATGCTGCGCATCGACAAAACCGGTGGCTGGGTTGAAGCGGAGACGCTGGACTCGATGTAATAGCAAAAGCGTTCGCCCATAGAAAAAGCCCCCACACGGCGAACCGTGTGGGGGCTTTGGGGCGCTTGTTCAGCGCTGACCGATGTGCTCGCGAATCGCCGGCGCGATCGCGCCAACCAGCGCGGCATGCCTGTCCTGGCACACCCGGTAATCACGCACGCTGGCCAGCGCCCAACGCAACAGCGTCGCGCCCGAGCTATCGGCCAGCGGCTGCAGGTCCGGACACGGCTGGCGCAGGCTGGCCTGCGCTGTCGCGTCCGGCGATTTCGTCGTTAACGAGCTGCAGCCCGTCATCGTCGAAACAAGCGCTGCGGTACACAGGCCGGTCAACGATGCGGTCAACGATCTTGATGCGATCGACATAGCGAATTTCCTCGGTTGCTTTGAAAGTTTCGTGGCCCGCTGCTGCGTCGTCGATGCGGTCGATGCGCTTGACCTGGTCGCGCGTCTCGATGCGGGTGCGCTCCAGCTCGCGGGCGTCGTAGCGCCAGGCTTGTGTTTTCCAGCCGCCGACCGACCCGATGGCCAGCGCGGCGATGACGGCCGCTGTGAGTGTGCTGATGCTCATCGTCTTGCCTCGTTGCCCCACGGGACGTAACCCGTTTGAGGCACTACAGACTGGGAACCGATCACGCCACCTGCCGACAGGTAGGCCGCGCGCAGGCGTGCGATCGGGTGCGTGGGCTGGCCGTATTGGGCACCGGGGAAGCTGGCCCACAGGTTCGAACAGCGCAACACAGCGGCATCGAAACTGCCGCCGTCGATCAGCGGCAACGCACTGCGCTCGCGGATCAGCTGCAGGGCCATCAGGTCTTGCGAGGCCGGGCTGAAATCGGGCAGGCTCAGCAGCGCTTTGTAGTACGCCCAGTCGGCGATCAGGATCTGGTATTTACCGGACGCCGTGGACCGCAGGCCCTTGCTGTTGATGACCTTGGCCGGGCGATGCGCGAACGGGTGATTGCCGTAGTCGGTGAAGGTCTCCGGACCGTCAACGCCGGTCACGATCACGTCATAGCCGTGGGCGTGGGTGACAGGGCTGGTCGACGTGCCTTCGCTGACCCCGATCATGTCGAGAAATGCTGCGCGGTTTGTCGATGTCATGGCTTTGTGATCGTGAGTGCTGGCACAGCAATCCACGCTCCGTTAACGAAATAAGCGCGGTACCCTGCTTTCATCTGCAAACACCCGCCAAAAATCGGCTTGCGCAACCACCAGTAATCACCGTTTTCGTAATAACCTGGAGCGGACGGCCATGGGCCGCTGATCGGTCCGCTGGACACGGCAGACAGACCGTACAGCTGGTTGCGCATGGCAAGCCAACACCACGCACAGCACGACCGCCCGAACCGGGCCAGCACAGACGCAACGGCGGGCTCATACGTACCGCCGGGCAGCCGCTCATTGGGCGTGCCAAGCCATGAAGCCCAGCGCGGCAGATCGCCGCGCACGGTAGGGCACACGCCGTTGCTGTCAGTGCTTTCGATCACGTCCCAGCGTGCAAAGGGCAATGCGACCAACACAGCCACCGGCACCACCCAAAGCACGCACAACGCAGCCAATGGCGACCACCACACAACAGCGAGCGCAATCAACCAGGGGTTTGTGAGCGCAGCCAGGACGCACGGTCGAATAAATTTCATAGGGTTATGCAGCATTTGTGGCTTTCGGTTTCGTTGATGTTTTTTGCATTCATGTCCGCCCCCAACGCTTCCACGCTTGCGCCAGCACGTAAATGGCCAGCGCCACAGAGACAGAAAAACCGTTGTCGCTGACCATGCCGGCGGCAATGACGTGATGCGCCGCGCCGATGGTTGATATTGCAATTGCAGCGAGCCCGATCCGCTCGGTAACCGTGTCGGGAACGGTGCGCGAAAACACGGCGTATGTCGCACCGGCAGCGGTGATCAGCCAGCAAACTACCGCCGCGATTGCGTGAGCCGTGATGATGATGTTCGGCATGTCAGACACCCCCGTTTTTGCTGATCCGGCTAAGAATTGCCTGCCACAACGCAGCGACCGGCAGGGCTTGCCACCAGTCCCACACGCGCGACACGATTGCCATGCCGAACAGGCCCAACAGGAACCCGCTCAGGCCCTCCGGTAGCCCGGTGCGCAGTGACAGATAGGGCGCTGCGAAATAGCTGAACAGAGCGCCGCTGACTGCCATGCTGATGCGTGCCGGCCAAGTGCCCTGAAGGAAATGCATCGACACGACGGCACCCGCAAGCCCCGCCGCTTTGCCTGCGATGGCGTCTAAATTTAGGTTGTCCATTCAAGCTTTCAGTTGGCGTAAAAAAACCCGCCGAGGCGGGTTGCGTACGAAGCATTGCAGTCGGTCATGGGGACACGGGCCATGCGATGGATTCGGGGAAGCCTTTGAGCGTCGGCAGGTCGCGCAACGACTGCCGATACAGCGTCCACCTGGCCGCTGTAGCATCTGGCACATCACGGCCCTGCGTCCAGTCGGAAGCGGTCAGCAGTTCGTCGCGCCGGGAGCGGGCAGCAGCAGCCAGTTGTTCGGCAGTGGGCAGCAACGGAGCAACAGCGACGGGCAGGCCGTTTTCACCGGCCTTAATAGTGTGTCCGACTGTTTGAGCCGCCATCAATTCGGCGTGCAACGTATCGCTGATTTCGCGCGCATCTTCCGGCCAAGTTGCGGACGCGTTGTAAAAATTCTTTAGCTCTGATGAGTAAAAGCCAGAAGTAGATTTTGAATAAAATATAGTCACGACTTAAACCCCAATAGCCAAATAAGATACCGCGCAATTCCCAATTGCCGAACCTTCTGCGGCGCGCCAAGTCTGAAATGCCGCCCCGGAAGGCGAAGTTGATTGATATGTTGCCAAAATTGCGCCTGTATTGAATGAGCCAATAAAAATACAATACACGTTGTTTGTGAACGTAATCGGAAAGGCTGCGTCTGCAACGCCATTCGGACCTGTTATCACTGTGCCCCATTGAAAAACACGTCCGTCGACAGACCGCTCCCATCCGGGCAGGGTAAGAGAACTCGTGAATTGTCCCCGCTGGACCGCCTGCCCGGATGATGTCGCTGGCGCCACACCGAACGTCTGCCCAGAGTCGCCAGCCACAGGGGCGTAGACGGTGGAATAATCCGGCTTGTGTGACAGGTCGTTGTAATTGCCAGAAAACCCGACCGCTTTGGAAATCGCCGCTATCGCTTGCGCCTCCTGCGCCCAATTCTGCGGATCGAACACCAGGCCCGCCGCCTCGATGATGTACTGCGCAGCAAACTGCCGGCGGTTGAAAAACTCCGCCATCGCCTGGGTTGCGTTGGATGGGTTCGTTCCGTCGATAAACCCCTTCACCTTCGCGTTGCCGTAGGGCGCTGGCGTGTTTGCGCCAACCGTCACCTGCGCATCAACCCCGTGATTTGCGATGTTCGCAACAATGTCTGTGATCATTTTTAGCCCTTTTGAAACAAAAAAGCCGCCTTGCATGTTTACAAGACGGCGTGAAATAAGCCGGGTTTTCCTACTGGCAAAACGTCCAACTGATGTGTGCCGGAAGGTATTTGGTCATCAAACAGCTCAGAAGCTCGACTTGATTCGTGGCACCAGTGGTCAGGGGACTACCAACGCTAAAACCCGCCACAACGTGCTCGAAAATAGGGCACTCGTCCGTTGGCGAAAAATTCCGGTCGTAATTTGTCAGCGGCAAACCAGCAACATTGCCACTGACGAAGTGCACCGATGGCGGCGTGTAGGTGGTACCAACGCCACCAATGCAGACACCGGTGCTGACCATCAGCGGCATGCCCGCCAACATTCCCGCAACCGAATGCTGTGAAACGTTGGTCACGGTCAGCCAGTCGCACTGCATGGCTGTACGAAGAACCGCTTGAAGCTCTGCATTGGTGCCCACAGACGACCCCTTGCGCGCCGCACACACCCGCGCCTGCCGCCCCGCAACGTCCTTCGGATACGCGCCGAATGCGCAATCCCCTGGCAAGCCATAGTCGGTCTCGAACTCGGACAACAGCTCGACCGCCGAACACCCTAGCGACTCCGTGAACAGGTAGCACAGTCGCCGCTCGAAGCCGGACAGCAACGCACCGAAGGCCCGGTAAAGCGCCGCTTTGATCGTCCCAAAATCCTTGCACCACGCAACTCCGCGCGGCTCAAGGATCAGCGCGACTTCGGCGAACTGCTCAGCTGAGTGCCCGCAGAGGTCAGACAGATCACCGCGTGGCCCATCAACAACAGCAGGGGTGCAAACTACTGCCACGTCACTGCCCCCACCGATCCGATTTGAAACCCTGCAGGCGTCGCGCCGAACACCAGCGCAGCCGTCGGCGTGATCAGCACATGGTCGTATTCGCCCACAGCCTGGCTGATGGCCTCATGCACATGAGTCAGCGGTATCGTGCTGCCCGGATAGCCTTCGCGATAAAGCAGGTCGGTCAACTCTGCAATGACGCTCACGCGCACCGCCGGATCATCGACGCCGCTGATGGCGAAGGCAATCGGAACCAACGTGGGGGCGATTGCTTTCACCGTGCAGCCTATCGGCGCGAACGGCTCAAGGTACGCCTGCATCGCCGCAATAGACGACGGCGGCGGTACGACATCGGCGTTGTCCTGCGCGAACACCACGCCGACAGTTCCTGCGCCATAAGGCAGGGCCAGCGGCCACACGCGCGTGACAGATGAGTCCTTCGTAAACGCCCAGCGCGTCCAGTCTGCCAACGTGCCAGCGCCTGGTGGATTCTGCAACCGGAACTGAATCCGCGTTCGCAACGCCTCTACCTCTTCGTCGTCCGAACCGCCCGATATGGTGTCAACCGATACAGCCGCAGTAGAAACCCCAGCTACTCCACATTGCAGCGACACGCCGGCGTCGGCATTCGTCACCATACCGACCGTTTGGGCGATCACCGGCATCGTCGCGGTGCCCGACAGCGGGATCACTGCCCCTGCCGTCGTTTGATAGGAAACACCATCGGAGCGCGTCAAAACAGTACCGATGAATATTGAGGTGCCGACAGTGCCAGTGATGTCCGCATGCCCCAACGCGGCCGTTGCGGTCAACTGGTTGACTCCGTAACTGGCCCCAATTCGGGTCAGGTATTCGAGATCCGCAGACATCACGAACAGTTGTCGACTGAGGTAACTCAGCGCGGAATACAGACCGTCTGTCATTGCGCCCCAGATACTCGCAAAAACAGAGAACACGCTGAAGCGCATGCGCGCGTCTGCACCGGCTACCAGTGCATTGATTTCGCTTTTGGCTTGATCTATGAGTGTGCCCAGTGTGGGTCGATTGAATGCCATTTATGAAACCGTCCAATCACATTGAGTTACCGCGCTCAAGTCCCACGCGTATCGATATTTCCAGCCCAGCGTCTTGCCGTCCGGTTTGTAAATCTGCACGGTCAGCAGCAGCGTCTTGTCGCAGCTGCCGACTGCCACGGCAGTGACTGTGAAGCTCTTGATGACCCCATCGGTCACAAGCCATTTGAGGGACTCCTTGGCGTAGTCCTGTGCAAGCCGGAGTGTTTCCGATACGTTGCGCGACCGTTCCAGCAGCCACAAGCGGGAGCCCATGTAATCACCCACGATGGCATCTCCCCACCAGCCGCGCGGGTCAGTTCCATCAGGGATCCTGTCATCGGGACTGGCGCGCCGGTCTGTGAACAGGCTCAGGTAGATCGCAGTGCTCAGGTCGTTGCCGACTATCAGATCCCCGCACGCCACGCCGACATCGACGCACTGCTGATCGTCGCAGTTGAATACCAGTCGAACGTCGCTCATAGAGGGGCCCCGCTGCCGTTGCCCTGGTGCGTATGGTTGTCGAGACTGACACTGCCGCCGACCACGTCGCCAGTCGCTGCAATGTTGCCACTGACGCTCATGTTGCCAGCCTGCGGGACACGTCCGCCGGTGCCGATGCCGCCCTGCGCAATGATGTTCTGGCTCACCAGCAGATCGCCGGTCACCATCGTTTTCAGGCCACTCGGTGCAATGACGGCGTTGCCGTCCTTGTCGAGTGTGATCGTGCTGCCGGACTTGCTGGTCACGATAACCTCGCCGTCCTTGTTGAACAACATGCTTTGCCCGAACGACGAGTAAACCTGTACCTCGCCAGGCATCAGACCCTTCGGCCGCACTGCCTTGTCGAACCAGCCCAGCATGATGCCGTGGTCACTCTGGCCGCCCACAAAAACGCACAGGCCTTCGTTGACGTTCGCTGGCGGATTCGAAGTCAGCCCATAAGTCTCTAGCTGCTCGACATCGGCGTGCGTTTCGTCAGCGGACGATTCGATAGACACCTGCTGCCCCGGTGTCGTCGAATCGGTCGAATTGCGAAGTACACGCCGGATCAGATTTGCGACGCTCATTTACCACTCCAAAGTTTTGCTGGTCCGGATATCGCAGCGCCCCCGCCCTCTTTCGGTGGCGGAATATCGGGCAGCACGTCGTAGGCATCAGGGCTGTACAGGGTCATGTCGCACACCGTGCCACTCTGCATGTCCAATTTGTATTCAATATTTGAGATCAGCAGCTCTTCGTTCTCGCGCACAAATGGGCAGCGCAGCCTCACCAGCGTGTTTATTTCCCACAATGCACCGTCGGTCTGTCGCCAGCCCTGCACGATCACCTGCAGCTTTCTGCTGCGCGCCTCGCGGGTGCCTGCCTCCCACTGAGCACGACGCTGACACCTAACCGCATCGGCCTGCTCTTCGGCATTGATGATCAGCGGGCGATAGCGCGTGACCTCGGAATTGCGAACGGTCATACCGGCTTGTGATGCCGGCGTGATGATGGGTCGCCTCATCACCGCCACGGACTTTGCTGTTTCGGCATTCACCAGCACCGGCCCGCCGCCCCCGCTGCTGGTCGCGCCGTGGGCCTGACCCTTGACGCTGATCTCCGAGTACAGGTTTGCAAAACTGCGCTCATAGTCAATCGATTTGATGTTCCTGCCGTACTCCAGCGCGTCGGTCGCGCGACCATTCAACCCGGCGCGCGTGACGATCAAGCCGCCATGCCGGTCGCTCACCAGCAAGGCGCCCTGAATCTTGGCCAGCTTTTCAAGCAAGCGGTGTACCGTCTCACCAGAGTTGCATGACTTCCGCGGCAACTTGCCGCCACCATTGAATGCCCGTGTTTTTGCGACCTTGCCGCCCGCTCTCTTTCCGTCTTTGCCGGCCTTTTTCGGAACGTAGCCGGCAGCGCCGGTTTCGAGCTGGGAGAACAACTGGATGCCGTAGGGCGCGATCAGTTCAGTGGCCACAGCCTCGAACGCCATGCCCTGCCATTCTTTTGGCGTTGCAGAGCAATCGACCAGGTCGCCAGTCGCGTCACGCCCTTCGATGCTGATCGTGTGCGCGCCGTTGTCGAGCTGGACTTTGACGACGTCGACATAGCCGGTGATCATCACGTCATCGTCGATCTTGACCGTGCACGACTGGCCCGGTGCGATGGCCCAGGCTTCCTGTTGGCCTGGCCAGCGGTCTGTCACGGCCAGGCTAAAGCAGCCAGCCAGCTGCTCGATGCCCTGCCTGATCGTGATGGCCAGCCAGCCGCCATACTTGATCCCACCGACCAGCAGCGTGACTTTGTTGGGGTAGATTTTGGAGAAGCTCATGCGTCGTTCAACAGCACGATGGGTGCACGCGGATTGATAAACATAGGGTTCTTCAGGTTGTTGCGGGCAACGATCACGTCATCCGTGAGTTGGCCGTAATGGCGGTAGGCCAGTGGCAATGCCGACATGTAGTTGTTCCAGCTGTTGCCATCAGCACAGTCCGTCGTGAACGTCAGGCCCAAGCCCTCGCCGTTAACGGTCATGTGCCGAACGATCGCCGTCTTGAGCACGGTCAGCGCGGCCTGCGTTTTGGGGAAAGCGTCCTGTTCGGACAACTGGATGATTTGCGCGTTGATGTTGTTGACCACCGCCGCGCGCTGCGCCATCATCTCTTCATGCGTGATGAGCGCCGGAGTGGATGTCACGAGTGTCGAATCGGCCGCATAGCGCGGGCTGGTCGCGCCCAGGTCGGCAGCCATCTCGACGCTGCGGACGACTGCAGAGCACTGCACCAGGTTGACGAATGCCGCCTGGTTGATGCGCTGCTGTTTGCGCATGGGTGTATTGAAGGGCGGAATAGGCTCGACGACAAAGACGCTTTGAGTCGCCTGCCTAACGCTCGCAGCATTAGATGCCGGGGCGGAACCGGCCGGCGCAGATGATGTACCAGGCGCAGCTTGACGACCCGACATCGTGATGGCCATGAGCTTATTTGGCTCCAGCACGTCGCGCACGATGTTGACGACGCTTTCTGCAAAGGCCAGTGCGCCCCGCACGCTGCCGAACAACCCGCCGACGCCACCGAGCCCCACAAGTCCGCCGAGACTCAGCAGCGACGACAGGTTACCGCGCGCAATCTGTGACGCAATCGACCCGTATTTTTTCACTGATGCGATGACGCTTACCAATCCGGCCACGAGACTGCTGGCCTGGCCGATCAGGGCTGCGTTGGACGACAGCTCGAACGATGTCGAGAACTCCGACTTGAGCGCATCGAACGAACTCTCTACGGCATCCGCCACATCGCCCTCTGTATCGATTTCCGCCGATGACTTGAAATCCTTTTCACCAGCCTCGACAAACTCGATGCTGAAGTTGATCAGCCCGCCGTTTTCCGAGCTGGACTGCTTGACGGTGAACACCGCGATGTAACCCGACAGCACGCCGTAGAACGGGTGTACCAGCACGCCCTCGCCCGCTTTGTTGACCGCCTCAATCAACGCGTCGCGCTGGGTCCAGACATCGAAATTGTTGGACGGGCCGGCGCACAGCCAGGCTTCCATTTTGTAGGGCCGTGACTTCCTGCCCATGTCCTCAACATAGGGTGCGTCGCGTTGCGGAAATTCATGCACGACGACGTTTCGTCCGAATTCCGAATCCTCGCCCGACACCTCGAACGCCACGCCTCGCCATGAAGCGGGGCGCAGCAAGTTGAACCAGTCCTGTTTCATGAGTTCATCGATCCGGTGTTGGTTGTCATCTTGACGTTGGGGTTGTTCGACGTCATGCCGGTCACATCAGCCGGAACGGGCGACTTGATGTTGATTTCCAGCTTGCCGCCGACATCGACTTTCTGCGACACGATGGCCTGCGTGCGCGAGGAGATTCCCGGCCGGCCGGTGGCACCCTCAGCGCCCGTTGCCGCCGTTGCGGACAACGCAGCCGATGGCGCGCCGCCCTTCAGCGCGGCGATCTCCAAAGCGCGCGATGCCGACTTGGACCGCAGCGCATCGGGCGCTGGCAACGCTGCGCCACTGCTGAGGGTTTCGTTTTCCATTGCGCGCAGTGCGGCTTTGGAAGCGCCTGGTCCGCCGACCTGCAGCTTTGCGGATTGGATGGCGTCGGTGTGCGTCTTGTCGCCGGCATTCAGCATGGCTTTTGTCGCCGAGGTGAAGCTCGCGTCTTTTCCCTGAATCAAGTCCCACCCGGCTCCCAGAAGCCGGAAAGCGTCGATCACCAGCATGATTGGGGTCAAAAGCCGCTTCAGAACGCCCATCAACAGATCACCCGCAATCACACCGGCAGAACTCCAGTCCTGCATTCCCGAGGAACTGGAGCCGAACATGGAGCCGATGGAAGACGCCACATCGCCAAGCCAGGAGAACACCGGCGCGACTGCCGATCGGATGGTTTCGAAGGTCGGGCCGAAGATGGCCGACAGCTCACCAAGGCCAACGGATATTCCCGCCCAGAGTCCCTTAAAGAAGCTAGCGACACCATCCCAGTTTTTATAGATCAGGTACGCGACCGCTGCGATGCCCGCAACGATCCATACGATCGGGTTCGATAGCAATGCGACCGTCATCACCCGTACGCCGGACGCGGCAGACACAAACGAAGCGCGCATAGCGGCAAGCGGTCCGTTGATGGTCGAAGTGGTAGCAGCCGTAGCAACCACTGCAGCGTCAGTTGCAGCAAGCGCTGGAACGTACAACCCGAGAGCTTTTGCCGCCGCCAACACCATTGAGGTGCCGAGGCCGTAAATGGCAACGCCAGCGCCCACGATGCTGACAACGAACGGCGCGGCGATCAGGGCCAGCGTGCCGAAGATGAGATTGTCCCAACCGACAAAACTCGCGAATTTGGCGATGACCTTGAACAGACCGCTGGTCTTGTCAGCCATCTTGTCCATGTCATTCAGAAACGGCTTGATGGCTGTCGACAGCACGCCAGCCAGCGCCTTGACGCCCGGCATCATGGCCGTGCGATTGGCAGTCATACGGTCTTTCATGACCTGCGAAAACTGGTCGAAGACGGGCATCATCTCGATGCCGAACATCGTCTTGATGCCAGCCATCGCGCCCTGCGCGCGCTGATGCGAGAGGTGCGCCTTCGCGCCCATGTCGATCATCGCGGGCGTGAGCAACAGCCCGGCTTCTGTCATGCCTTTGAGCGATGCCACATAGCTGGTGCCAAACTTCTCGATGCCGGGCAAACTTTGCGTTCCGGCCTTACCGAACAGATTTTTTGCAATGGACTCTTTCAGCTCCGATGCCTTGTCCATATCCTCTTGCACGCCACCGTTCTGCTGGACGCCGGTGGCTTTGGCAAAGGTCTGGCCGATTTTGGCGAACAGGTCGGTGGAGCCCATAGCCTGAGCTTGCTTGAGCGTCATGCCCATTTGCTGAAAGACCTCGTTCATCTTTTCGGCCTTACCGGGATCGCCCATCGCATCGCCCATGCGCCGCTTCAACTGCGAGTACGCACCAGCCAGCTCTTCGGTGCTCGCGCCGGTCTCTTTTGCGACCTTGGCCATGACCTGCAATTCGTCTGTTCCAACCTGGAACCGGCCCGCCAAATTCTTGATATCGAACGCCTTTTCAGCCGTTTCGGATACGGCGGCAAACGCGCCCTTGATAGCCATCACGCCGGTAACTGCTACACCGGCACCCAGGCCGATGGCCGCAAACTTCCCCTTCAGACCATCGAGTGCGCCACCTGCGTGGGCCAACCCGCCACCGCTGATTCCGTTGATGCTGGCCTTCATTCGCTCGATAGGGCCAAGCATCGACTTGAACCGCTCCTGGATCTTCGCCAGCGGGCCACTGGCGTGGTCCTCCGCCGTGACGATCATCTTTGCTTCTGCTGTGCTCATGGCCTGTTTCTCAGTTTGATTGCGCGTCTTTTTCCGCTTGCGTGATGACCGCGCAAACGTCCAGCCAGAAATCGATCTGGTCGGAGGTCATGTCTTCGATGACGTTGGGCTGCACACCCCGCGCAAGCAGCACGGCGGCGATGTGCGTCAGGGCTTTGGGTCGACGAAGATCCCGATGATTTCCGCAACATGTGGCAGGAAGTCGCGAACGTCCATGGCGTTGAGTTCGCTGCTCGACACGCCCGAGTGCTGCAGCACCTGCGCGGCGAATTCCACGGGCTGGTCCGGATCCACGGTGATGCGTGCGACCAGCGCCTTGAGAGGCCGGATAACCGGCGCAACAAAAGTGTTGGCCTCGTTCGGGATGAGCAAGTCACCAACCAGTGCGCCGTACGCTACCGCGTCGGGTGACTCCAGCTTGACCCCATCGAATGGGCTCAGTCCGGCACACACTTCAGTGAGCTGGTGCAGGCTGACCAGCACCTTGCCCTGGCTGACTTTGCGGAACATGCCCACGGTGATGACGTCAGGCACCTGCAGTTCGGTGAACTCGTAAGGCGCGTTATCTCTGCGCGAGGTGAACGGTGTTTTGAGTTTGTACATGTCAGTTCGCAACAGCAGGATCGCCCTTGAACATCAACGTGGCCTTGCCGTCGCCGTCCTTGAGTTCGAGGTTTGACGCGAACATCGCGTTGGTCACCAGATAAGACGCGCCCCCTGCCGTGAGAAATTGCAGGTCGCCGCATTGACCGACAAATTTCGTCGCGTCGAAATCGGTGGTCAGGGCAATGTCAAATTGCACTTCTGCGGGTTCTTTTTTGAATGTCGGAAAGTACCTGCTGTTGGTATTCATCAGGCCCGAGTCGGCCACATCGCCGCCGAGCTTGATGTGGGCCGTCTTGTCGACTGGGCTCAGATTCATGCCGTTGAAATTGACCGCAGTCACGCGCATCACTTGATTTATGCAAGGCATATGTTTTCCTTAAAAACGAAGAACCCCGCCGTGATTGCTCAGGGCGGGCTGTGGGGTAGGTGAGAGGATCAGCAGACGATGTAACTGATCTTGCCGGCCTTGATTGCCAGGATGTTCACGATCTTCGGGAACATCTGGAAGCTGATCGTGTTGCAGTCGGTAGTCGAGCGTTCGACGATCAGCGAGTTGCAAAATGCGTCCAGCCGCTCGACGACACCGGCCGGCACCCACACGTTTTTAGCGAGCGAGATGAGAGAGCCGCGAATCAACTTCGGTGTTGCGACGCCGTTGGGAAGGTCGGGCGTGCCGTCACTGGCGAGCCGGTAGGCCGGGTAAGTCGTCTCCAGCATCACGCGCACGGACCAGCGCATGTAGCTCTTTGCGAGCTGTGTTTCAACCCGGCGCTCCGCATCTGTCGGCACGCCGGTATCGGTCAGCGTGCGGGACGTGACGGCTGTCTCCAGCATCACCTGATCGCTGGTGTTGTACTTGTACGTCGAGCCACCGCCGAGGATGACCCGGTTGCGCACGTTCCACGGGAACCGGCAGACAGCGGGTGCAGGCTTGATGCAGTTGAGCACGATGTTCTGCAGAGGCAGGTTGCACACCACGCTGGCAGTCTGCGCGCTCTGTGCGGCGTAGGCTGCAGCAAACTGCCAGGCCGTGGTCGGCAGGCCTGCGTACTGGACGCCATTGATGACTTGTGGCGGCTCGATGTGCAGGCAGGTGTAGTACTCGCTGTTGCGTTGGGCAATGAAGGCATCGAATTGCGCTTCACTGCCACGGTATGCAGAGAAGATCATGAAATCGTCTTCGCCGTTGCCGATGCTCGTCGCGCCGGGCATTGCGCCCCATCGGTCTTGCGCTTCGGCCAGCATGAGGGCGTAGTTTGTGGCGTCGTTGTAGGGCAGCACGACGTGCGTCATGTACAGCGTTGAGCCAGAGGCAATGCCGGGCGATACGGTAGGGTTTTGCTGGCCCACAACGGCCTGGGTGAAGGCAACGAACGCACCGGACGGGCTTGCATCGCCGGTGACGTACTGCGCGACGATCTGCACGTCGTTCGCCAGCTCGCCCTTGTTCTTGGCGGTCAGCGTTAGGGTGCCGTTCGACGCAGCGGCAATGAAAGGGCACGAGGGGTCGAGCGTGATCGCTGCGGCCATGTGGGCGGCCACGACGGTGGCGGTGTCGCCGATGGCAACGGCCGTGGCATAGGCGCGGTCGCCGATGTAGGCGTGCTCGACGCCGGATATGGCAGCGGGTGCTGTGTACACGGTCGAGTAATTCGCTGTGACCACACGACCGACCGATGCAGGATCGTCGTACTGGGGGATCGCGTACGAGGCGTTGATCGAGTTGGTGGCAATCAGATCGATCCACATCAGCGCGAGCGCCGAGCCAGCGCCGAACAGTTGCACGGCCTGCGTCGCGCTGGTCACGAGCACCGGAATGTCGGGCTGTGCTGTGGAGCCTTGAGGGAATGCTGCGGTCTTGGGCGCGAGCATCTGGCCGTACGCGTAGGTGACGTAAGGCTTGCCGGCCTGCCCCGTGCGCGCGCCGGTACCGTCGAATTCGACGTAAGTGCCCGGCACGCCGACGGTGCTCGGAATCTGATTGAAATTGATGGTCATGAATGAATCCGCAAAAGGCCAAAAAAAAGCCCGCTTTGAGCGGGCCGGAATGAAGTGGCGGAAGGTGTCAGGCTCGGGCTGGAGCCGGGTCGGGCTTGGCTTCAACTGCAACTTGGATGATCGTGATGTCACCGGTGCGCTCTTGCACATGATCTGGCGGCAGCACGACGTCGCGCGTGACGCCAGCGCTATGCATGGGCTTGCCGGTGGCCATGTCGATAACGCCGGGGCGCTGCGGGGTAAGCTGGAATGTCATGGGTTCTTTCTGGAGGAAAGGAATGGTGGCGGGCACCAGGTCAGACCTGCCGCTCAGCCGAGAGGAACGAACGCGGCACGTCGACCGCGCCGCAATCGACCTTCACGCGCACTTCAACGGACTGCCCGGCGGCGACAACCGCGAGCGCGTCGAGATCGACGTCGTGCATAACGAAAACCTGCGACTCGACAACGCGCTGCGAGCCGGCAATGAGCGCTCCCCCGACGTAAGCCGCCACGGTGGCACGGCTGTTGACTGCGGTCGGTGCGTATATGTTGCCGATAGGCGTCGCGTAGCCCGCGCCGGCAGCGCCCACGCCGGTACCGATGTCGCCACTGCCTGCGATGGTGGCAGTGTTGCTCACTGCGCCACTGGCGGTGTAAGCGACGAAGTTCTGCAGGTTGCCGACATTGACTGTGCTCGACACGGTAGCCGGTGCGATCAATGTGGCATTGGTCGTCGTGATCGCGCCACCGGTGCTCAGCAGGCGGCCATTGAGCAGGAACGTGTCGCCGGCGGCAATCGCGCCAGGCACGGCGATGAACGACCCGACAACCTTGCTGCCGGCACCGAACGACGGAGCACCGCTCACGAGCCAGAACACGTTGCAGGCCTGCGCGCCGTTGGTCAGCGCCATCGACATGCCAGCACCGGTCGAGCAGGCACCGTTGACGCGGATGATGAACACCGCGTCGGCATTGCCACCGCCGTCGAACGTGAGCGCGCCGGTACCGGAGCCCGCGCCGTTGATGTCGTAAACGCCCGAGGTGATGGTCTCGCCAGCACCGAAGGTGAGCGCGTGCGTGCCGGTGGCGGTGCGGCCCTGCAGGTACGAAACCAGTGCAGTGAGGTCGGTGGTGTTTTGGGCCGACACAAGAGCGGGCCGTGCGTCGAATTGCGCGTTGAATGTCGCCTCGTAGCTGCCGGCGGTGGCAGGCGACAGCGTGGCGAGCAGCGTGCTGACTGCGGCAGCCACAACCGTCACGCCAGCG